CAGGCAATTCCTCTTATGACTGTCCGGGCATCAGATGGATTGCTGGATGAGGATGCACCCCCGGATGAAGCAGAACTTTTCCCTTACTTCATAACCAGAGTGGATACAGTGAAATATCAGGATGAGCAGGCAGAGGGAGCCAATAGGGCTCATGTGATGATCGCATTTGCTATATATGATGAAGATACCGGATACAAGGGATATTATACACTCACAGCTGTAATGGAACGGGTAATACAACGCTTCCAGACAGATCCGGTTCTTGATGCATTTTGGTGTGAAAGACAGATGGGCGCAGCGTATCAGGAGGATGACACTTATCCGCAGTTTTTTGGAGCATTGGAGATGATATGGAACCTTCCTGATGTGGCAGTAGATCCGGTAAATGAGGAATGGTTATGAGTAAAGAAACAATGGTATATATAGGTCCCACATTAGATCACATTGTGGTAACAGGAACGGCATTCAGAAATGGCTATCCACCAAAGATCCGTCAAGTTATCAGGGAAGCTCCCTGGTTGACGGATCTGTTTGTTTCGGCCAGCCAGCTTGCTGAGGCTAAAAAAGAAATTCGCAACCAGGGAAGCAGTTTAAATCAGCTTTACCGGTATGCAGAAAGCAGAGGTTAAAAAATGGCATATAAGCATGGAATTGAAGTGACGGAAAAGGCTACATCTGTGCCGAGTCCGTTGTCAACAGAATATGCGGTGCAGGTGATCTTTGGAACTGCTCCGATCAATCAGGCGGCAGATCCTAAAAAGGCAGTGAACCGTCCTGTAAAAGCAACTACATTTGAGGAAGCAAAGAAAGCGTTGGGATACAGCGATGACTGGGAAAAGTACACACTTTGCCAGAGTATGTATGCCAGCTTTCAGTTATTCCAGACCAGCCCGGTTATTTTTGTTAATGTGCTGGATCCTGATACACATGTAAAATCATTGGAAAATTATCCTGCAAAGGTGGAAAACCATCAGGCTGTGGTAAAAGAGCCAGGGATACTGCTTACAGGGCTGACGATCAAGGCACAGGTTAGTGGAAGTATAACAGGGCAGGCACGAACCGGACAGGCGAAAGTGGCAAGCGGTTTAAAAGAGCTGATCGCAGGAACAGATTACCTTGCTCAGTTAGATGATAATGGAAAACTTGTTGTTACCCTGTTAAGCAAAGGAGATGCATATAAAGTTTCCGAGATACAGGTAACCGCAAAACAGCTTGCCCCGGAACTGGTAACAGAACAGGATTTGATTGGATATTATGACGTGGAAACAGGAAAAGAGACCGGTTTTGAAGTCCTCAGACAGGTTTATCCTATGTATGGTTTAGTTCCAGGCTTTTTAATGGCTCCCGGATGGACAGAAAACCCCAATGTGGGAGCGGCTCTCCAGGGAAAGTGTGAGGACATCAGCGGAGCTTTCCGCAGCATGTGCTTACTGGATCTGGATACAGAAAAAGCAAAGAAGTATACCGACTGTGAACAGGTAAAGTCGGATGCGGGATATGATGAAGAACATTCCGTTGTGCTTTGGCCTCAGGTGCTTGTAAACGGTAAGAAATGTGCATATTCTGCTGTTTATGGTGCAATGGCAAGCTACAATACAGCTTTAAATGAGGATGTGCCATATCTGTACCCGTCCAATAAAGAATTAAACGTAGATGGAGCTGTTCTGGCAGATGGAACAGAAGTATTCCTGGATCAGGTGCAGGCGGGAGATTTAAACGGAGCTGGAATCGTTACAGCATTCCATGACACCGTCTGGAAAGCATATGGTAATAATACAGGCTGCTATCCGGCAAATACAGATCCTAAAGACCGCTGGATCGGCTGCCGGCGCATGTTTGATTACGTTGCCAATTACTTTGTAACGGTATACAGGAACCGCTTAGACAGCAATATGAACCGCCGCACAGTGGATGATATCGTGAACAGCTTCAATATCTGGGGCAATTCGCTGGTAGCTTCCGGAATGTGTGCCGGGCTTTATGCGGAATACAGGCAGGAAGAAAATACAACAGAGGATATCCTGAATGGACATTTAAAACTTCATATTTTCTTTGCGCCTTATACACCGGTGGAATATATCAACGCAGAAATGGAGTTTGATGTATCGACACTGGAAAACGTAATGGAACAGGAGGGATAATATGATTCGCACACAGTTGATCAATCGCTATAACGTGTATAAGAATGGAAAACAGCTGATCGGAGTAGCAGGAGAGCTGACGCTTCCGGAAGTTACGAACCTGACGGACAGTATGGAAGGCGCTGGAACAGGCGGTAACATGGATGTTCCAGTTATCGGCCTGATCGATGAACTGGAAATGGAGATCCCGTTCATGTCTCTTTGCCAGGATACGTTTTCTATTATGGATCCAACGGAGTCAGCTGATCTGACTCTTAATGGGGCGATCCAGGGAGCAGATCCTGGAACCGGAAAGGTAGCATACCAGAATATCAGTATTTCCGTCAGAGGTGTTGTAAAGAAGTTCACTCCTGGAACCATGAAAGCGGGAAGCAAAATGAATTCCAGTCTTACACTGGGACTTAGTTATTACAAGATCGTTGTTAATGGAAAGACCCAGCTGGAAATTGACCGTTACAATGGGGTCTATAAGGTAAACGGTAAGGATATCATGAAAGAAGTACGGGACATGTGCTAAAGGAGGATAAGAGACAATGAGTGCAAACCAGGAAACGGAAGTAAAAAAAGCAGACGAACAGCAGGAAAAGGACTGGCTGGTCCTTGATCTGGAAAAGCCAGTTACTTACAACGGAATGCAGATCAACCAGTTAGATATGAGCGGCCTAAGGGAAATGACAGGCCGTGATCTGAATGTAATCTATGATCTGTATGCAAGCCAGGGGGGTGACCGGGTGATCATGCAGGAAAGTACATTGCTGTTTGCTCAGGTAGTCGCATCCAGGGTGTGCGGTTATCCGGTCGAAGCAGTTCAGGAATTAAAGGCAAAGGATTCTGTATATCTGAAGAATCGGGTGTACCGTTTTTTCTTCAGATCGGAATAAGCTGTCCAGAAGATATCAAAAGTGCTAATAAAGCATACGTAGCTGCAGGCCGGTATACAAGATCCGGTCCGCAGTTTTTTTATGACCTTCCTGTAGCACAAGCAATACGCATGATGCAGGCTGCAGGGGAACAGGCAAAAGAAGAAATGCGGGAACGGAGGCGGTCTAAGTAATGGCAGGAAAGAAAAATTATGAACTTGAAATACTGATTTCTGGTGGTACAGACGCCTCCCTTTCTGCATCGATCCGAAAAGCCAGAAAAGAATTAGATACCCTGGAACAAAAGGCTGGTATTTCTGCTAAAAATGTTAATGATTCTTTCGGCGGAATGAGTGTAAAATGAATAGATGCTCTTGGGAGTGCTTCTGACCGTTTCTTCTCAACCATGGTCAAAGGCAGTAAACTGGCGGCCGCCGGGACAGCTGCTCTTTTAAGTGCATCAACAGCGGTAGGCATGGGATTTGAAGCCCAGATGAGTACAGTCCAGGCAATATCCCAGGCTTCCGGAGCTGATATGGAAAAACTGAATGCTCTTGCAAAGAATATGGGTGAAACAACACAGTTTTCTGCGCAGGAGGCAGGACAGGCCCTTGAGTACATGGCTATGGCTGGCTGGAAAACGCAGGATATGATGCAAGGCCTTCCTGGTGTTATGTATTTGGCAGCAGCTTCCGGAGAAGACCTTGGAACGGTATCAGATATTGTAACAGATGCCATGACTGCATTCGGGTTACAGGCAGATCAGTCAGCTCATTTTGCAGATGTGTTGGCACAGGCTTCCTCAAATTCCAATACCAATGTGGCCATGATGGGAAATACCTTCCAGTACGTGGCACCTGTGGCAGGCGCGTTTGGATATTCCATTGAGGATGTGGCTATTGCAACAGGCTTAATGGCAAATGCTGGAATTAAGGCAGAGAAGTCAGGTACTGCGCTGAGGGCACTGCTTACAAATCTGGCAAAACCAACTAAGCAGGTAAGATGATACATGGAAGAACTGTCCTTGTCACTGGCAGACAGTTCAGGAAAAATGAAGCCATTCCGACAATTACTGGAAGAGATGCGCCAGAAATTTGCAGGTCTTACGGAAGCCCAGAAAGCAGAGTATGCAGCTGGGATTGCCGGGAAAGAGGGAATGTCTGGTCTGTTGGCTATACTGGCGGCATCGGATAAAGATTTTGACAACTTGGCCCGGTCAATCGATAACAGCACAGGAGCTGCAAAAAAAATGTCAGAAGTCCGTCTGGATAATTTAAAAGGTGATCTGACATTACTGGAAAGTGCAGCCCAGGGTGCAGGTATTGAACTTTATGAAGGCTTTTCCGGGGGACTTAGGAGTTTGACAAAAGAGTCTACTGATTATATCACCAGTTTTACCGGCCAGATACGAAAAGATATGCCTACGGTTCAAAGGGAACTGAAGGAATTTGGCACAGCCGCAAAAGCCGGTTTTCAGCCGGTCCTTGATTTTGGAGTATGGTGTCTGAAACATCCAGATGCGGTAAAAGGAACCCTGGCAGGTATGACAGCTGCTTTCGGAACTTTTAAAGCAGTACAGGCAGCTCAGAAGGGAGTCGCACTTTTAGGTAAACTGTCAGGAATGCTCAGTGCGTGGCCGGTAGCAGCGGCAGGACTGGCTATTGGAGGTATCACAGGCATTGCTGTAGCAATCAGAAGTGCCCAGAAAGAAGCTGCAAAAGCGAATCTTGACAAACACTTTGGAACGATCACTTTATCCATAAAAGAACTGGAAACAGCGGCCAGACACATTGTTAGTGGCGGTGGTACACTGTTTGATCAGATATCCAGCTTAGGATCTGCATCTGATGAAGTCCAGCAGCTTATGACATCCCTTCAGAGCGGACTGGAAGATATCCGTAAGGCTGACTGGAAATTATCCATGGGCTTTACATTCAGCGAAGATGATAAACAGTCTTATATAGACAGCGTCAATGCTTATGTTAAAAATGCCCAGGATTATATCACAAGCAGCGGATATGAAGTAAAGCTTGCAGTTGGCATCGTCTTTGGAGAAGATACAGAAAGTGGAAATACGTTTTCTAAGGATACAGATGCATTTTATCAATCCTTGTATCAGCAATTAGAACCGCTAGAGAAAAGTCTCCAGGAGGTTATGACGGATATAACGGAAAATGGTCTGGATCTTCCAAAACAGCAGTTGGTGGATCAGTATCTGGGGCAGATCTCAGATATTACATCTATGATCACAGAGGCTCAGAACGCAGCCAAGATGCAGATGATAGAAAACCAGTATGCTGGGGCTGATCTGCTTTCCGGAGACACTTTCCAGAACCTTCAGCAGTCCATTAATCAGTATACAGATGAGGCTACAAAAAATATTGATGAGTCTTATCAGAAGATACTTACCAGCTTAAATGCTCAGAGGCTTGCCGGTGAAAAGGGAATGGATGGTGGAATATCCCAGGCCGAGTTTGACTCTAAATCCACAGAGGCATTGCAGGCTTATTACGGGCAGCAGGCAGAGGTGATCGCAAATGGTTACCAGATGATGAAAGATACGATCATGTCTGCTTATGGAGATGAGATACAACCGGCTCTGGATGCCATAACACAGCAGATCGAAACAGAACTGCCAAATGTAATGGCGGAAAAGTCTACACCGGAGCAGTTTGTGGCTGCCTTTGATAAGTTGGTTACAGATACGGTTAATTCTTCCGGTATGGCAGCGGATGCCAAAAACGCTATTC